CATACCCACCCATTTGCTGAGGAAAGCCACCATACCCACCATACCCACCATACCCACCATACCCACCCATTTGCTGAGGAAAGCCACCATACCCACCCATTTGCTGAGGAAAGTCTCCGTAGCCGCCAAAAGACTGTTGCATATTGAGCTGTTGCAACAATCCGCCCATACCCCCCATGCCCGGGCCATACGGTCCGATTTGCCCCAGCCCTTGTTGCATGTCGTTCATAAAGGACGGACGGTTCACGCTCGCAAAGCTGCTTCCCGGCGTGCTCAGGGTAGACAAATCAGGCCGCTGTTGCATCCCCTGAGTCATGTCACCCATGTAGTTGCTGTAATCCACCGGTCCCGATTGCCGGTTTTGCTCGGCTTGGACTTGGGCTGGACCAACGACCCCTTCGCTCGGTAACGGAGCAGGTAGCCCAATAAAAGTATTCGATGTACCTGGAAGCTGTGGCTGCATGGGCGCGGGAGCCGAGGTCGGGGCAGGTGTAATCTGGCGCTCGTTATTCGCAGCTCGATTAAACGCTTCAAGTAAGGAACGATTATTTGCCTGTTGTTCTGCCAGACGGGCTGCTGCTTGTTGTTCTGCCAGACGGGCTGCTGCCCGTTGTTCCGCCAACATCGATGATGCAGTAACTCTAGTTGCCATGATGATCCTTAGAAGAGCTTGATGCCGGCGCGTTGAGCGCCAGCAGCCGTGGCCAAGCCGCCTAGCCCAATGCCCACCGCCTGCTGGAAGGGGCTGGCAGAGGGCTGGCTTGCCGCCGTCGTAGACATCTGCGAGGACGGCGCACCGCGATAGATGTCTGACAAGAACGCCGCCTGTTGGTACGGTGCGTAAACCGTCTGCATGGTATTGGCACGCTGCGCATCCAGAATCTGCTGGTTAAGCGCCTGTTGCGACTGCCCGACGTTGTACAGGAAGTTGACGTCGCCTTGTTGGAGCGCCTGTGCGGTTTGACCGAGCGCTGCCTGTTGCACACCCATCTGGCCAAGCTGCCCGCCCAATTGCCCAAGGCCCTGCGCAGTGGACTGCCCGATGCCGAACTGCTGCCCGGCCAACTGCCCGATGCCTTGAGCGATGTTCTGAAACTGCCCAGCTTGCTGGCCATAGATGCCGGCCTGCGCCTGCCCAGCCTGGACGCGCTGCGCGCCCTGTTGCAAGAGCAAGTTGGCGATGTTCTGGTTGATTGAGGCTTCCTGCCCAGCCAAAGCCCCCTGCTGCGACGCCAGATTGCCATACTGCTGTGCGGCTTGTTGATACAGCCCGGCTGCTCCCTGCCCCAACTGCGCTTGCTGCACGCCCAACTGACCAAGGCCCTGGCCCGCTGCAATCTGCTGTTGCGAAAGGTTGCCGTAAAGCCCCGCACCCGCCTGCCCAAGCTGCGTTTGCTGCACAGCCTGCTGGCCAAGCGTCTGGCCGATGTTGGCCAATTGCCCAGCCGCTGCCTGTCCAAGCTGCGCTCTCTGGGTCTCAAACTGCCCAAGCTGCGCCCCGCCCTGAAGCCCGAGCTGCGCCCTTTGCATGGCAGTCTGTGCAGCCTGTTGCCCCAGCGCCCCTTGCGCCTGCGCTTGCTGACCGTACAAGCTGCCAATCCCTGACATTAACTGAGACTGCTGCGCGGCCTGCTGCTGTTGCGTTTGTTGCAGTTGCGCCATCTGCATGGCCGTCTGTGCATCAAACCCAGCCGCCTGGAACTGCTGTGCTGCTGCCTGCAATCCAAGCTGCGCTTGCTGGCCCGCCAGTTGGCCCGTGAGCCCCGCTTGTTGTGCCTGTAGCTGTGCCGCCTGCTGCCCAAGTCCTGCTTGCTGTGCAGCAGCACTGATCGCGCCTTGCCCGGCCTGTTGCGTCATGCCCGCTGCCGCTTGGCCCAGCCCTGCCTGCTGTGCAGCGGTCTGGGTTTGCAATTGAGCGGCCTGCGCCAGTTGCTGGGCGGCGCTCTGCCCGAGCCCTGCCTGCTGCGCGGCAATCGAAGCTTGCAGACCGGCCTGCGTGCCAAGGGCCTGCGCGCCTTGTTGTTGAAGGGCGGCCTGCTGTGCTGCCGCTGCGGTCTGGGCAGCGCCTGCTTGTCCGAACTGCTGTGCTGCTGCTTGGCCCAGCCCCGCTTGTTGCGCGGCAATTGAGGCCTGTTGCGTGCCAAGCTGGCCAATGCCTTGGGCTGCCGCTGCTTGGCGTTGCTGCTGTTGCTCAAACGCGGCCATCGAATTGGCTTGCGCCTGGCTGTACCCTTGGGACAACAGGTTTGCAATGGTGCTGGATTTTTGCTCTAACAGGCCGCGCTCCATCTCCGCCCGCTGCACGCCCTCACGCGTGCCGCCAAACGCGCCTGCACGAACCGCCTGTGCTGCCAAACCCTGCTGCGCAATCTGCCCCTGGCGATTGATCTGGCGCATCGCCTCGTCGATCACCTGCTGTTGATAGGGGTTCATAAAGGCTTGCGCAGCAGCCGGGTTGTAGGCTTGCGCAGCCCCACCCAATCGGCCGATGCCTTGTTGGATGGCTTGTTGCGCAGCAGCAAAGCCCGGCTGACGGGCTGCTTGTGCGGCCTGTTGCGCCGCCGTGAACTGTGCGCCGACACCCTGCTGTAGCCCCGGCTGGAATGCAGCAGCTTGCGCGGCCCGCGCCGCTTCCATGCCGGTTTCTTGTGCGCGCTGAAATCCGGGCTGTGCGGCGGCTTGCTGCGCCCTTTGCGCAGCAGTCAACGCGGTTTGAACGCCCTGTTGAAACCCGGGCTGACGCGCGGCAGCGGCGGCCTGTTGCGCGCCCCCAAACAGAGCCTGCGTGCCTTGTATAAACCCTGGCTGCATGGCCGCGCGCTGTGCCATTTGCACAGCCTGCTGACCTTGCAGCCCTGCCTGCCCAAACCCCGCCTGACGTGTGGCTTGTTGCGCCATCTCGGCGGCGGTCTGGCCTGTAGCCGTTGCCCCCAACAGCCGTTGTTGCGCTGCGGCAAAGTCAGAGGGCCCAGCACCGGCTGCTGCAAGCCCTGCCAAATCCAAATACTGGCCCTGTTGCGCGAACCCGGGTTGTTGTGCCGCCGCAGCGGCCTGCTCGGCAGCAGTTCCCGCTTGGCCAAGACTACCCAGCGTGGTCCGTCGTGCGTCACCAAAGCGTGGTGCTGCGGCTTCAACCGCCGTAGCAGCGCGGCCCAGCAGGTCTTGCGAACCGGTGAAATCAGCTCCCCCCGACAGCGCAGCCATGCGCTGGGCCTCGGATATTCCCGTGAGCCCCTGACCAATCGCGGCGGTCGCCGGTGCCAGGTTCGCTTGGCTTGAAGCGGCTGCCATGTTTTGCGCAGACGCCAGCGCGCCAATGCCCGTGTCAATATCCTGTCGAGCTGTCCCAAATCGGCCCGTCGTGTCCGACGCAATCGCACGCTGCGCGGCCAGATCCAAAAAGCCTGGGACGTACTGGCCCTCAGCGGTGGTATAGCCGGTTGCCGCTTGCAACTGCCCAAGGCCCGATGTGATGCCTGCTGCCGCACCTCCCGCCTGCTGCATGGCGAGCTGGGCATCGGTGAACTGGTTGCGGGTATCTGCGCCACGCAGAACATCAGCAGCTTCGGCTGTCGTCCCGATCCCAGCTCCAAGCGCTTGATTGGCAGCCGTCATGTAGGGGCTGTAGCCGCCTACGCCTTGCGTTTCTGCGGCCTGAATGGCTGCCACCTGGGCCGGAGAAAACCCGGCGATTTGATACTGCGGGAGCTGCTGGCCAAGCGGCGTTCTACCGCCTACGTTTAGCGCAAGATTCTCCGCCTCGCGCAGCAAGCGCAGCTTATAGTCCTCGATTTCCTTCGCTTCGCGGACAATCTGTTGCGTGGTGGTGATGTCTGCCATGGTTTTACGCCTTTACAGCGCCACCTTCCAGCGCTTTCATGAGTTTGTACATGCGGGCCGCACCCTTGCGTCGACTACCGTTCCCCGCATTGCGTACCGCCTTGGCCGTGAAGACGAACTCTCCGTCAGACAGCATCGCCGGAATAGAGTCGGACGTCCCCGTGCCAGGGCCGTTGATCGGGCCCGTTTTACGCGGGAACTCCGTCATCTTCATCTCGCCGCCGCGTGCCCGCTGTACCGGCTCTTGCCCGTACAAGAGAGGGATGCCGTACAGGCCGGCTACGTTGTAGGGTTGCGCCACGCCTTGGGGCATGTTCGTGATGCCCGTAGGCATTGACACTGGGGCGGCCGTCTGCGCCATGCGAGCGTATGCGGGAGTTTCTACAAGAACAGACCCACGAGGAGCTGGCCCCATCGAGCCCCTGGTCAGCCCGTATCCGTACAAATCCAGCTCTCGTTGACGGGCGTCGGCGCGTTCTCTCGATTCTTTTTCCTGCTCAGAAATCTTGTACAAGGGTTCCGGTTCGTCCGCAGGCTTCTTAAATGCTCCACCGGCCGCTGCAACACCAAGGCCGGCCCCCAACAACGGCCCGTACCGCCGCAACAACCCGGCATCTGGCGGCAACCCAGGACGGTCGGGCGAAAGGTATTCGCCGTACAAGTCCTTGGCGCGTTGGATCAGCCCCGGTGCCGAAGCGCCGGGCAGCGCCCCTGTGCCGATCGCCGCCTGTTGTGAGGGCGATACGGTATCCATCCAACTCAAATCCCCTTGAGGGGTGGTGGGCGGTGCAAACTGGCTGGGCGGCGGTGTAAAGGGCAATCCACCCGGTTCGCCAGCGGCCGGCAACATGCCCGCTGCCGTGCCGATCCGTTCGACGCCGCCGGCAGGGCCTGTCGCACCCGGAGCGCCCGTTCCGGTAACTGCCGAGGCGGTGGGCGACGCAGGGATGGCACCTTCGGCACCGGGCAGCGGCCCTGTGCCAATCGCCGCTTCCTGAGAAGCCGAGGTGACAGGCTGTTGCGGGCCTTGAAGGCCTTGCAACGCACCCGCAGTCAACCCGGCCATCGCACCCGAACGAAGTGCTTCACCCGGCTTCATGCCCATCACCAAGCCTGCGCCAGTGCCCAAAGCAGCCGTGGTCAGACCGGTGTTGAGCGCCGAACCGGCGGCTCCTGGCAAGTAGCTGCTCAAGCCCTTCAACGGGCTGCCAAGGCCTCCAAAGTCGCCGCCACCGCCGATGTAGCCTAGCGCACCCGAGACCAGCGCATCCTTGATGTTTCCACCCGCTAATAGCGTGGTTCCAGCACCGGCAACCGCCGCCGCAGCGGGTGCGCTCATCAAGCCAAGACCCATGGCCCCTGGTCCGAGGACCGTGGCCAACGCAACCGTGGCCAGGACTCGGCCAACCGGCGACTGAACGACCTTTTTGGCGATGTTTACAACGCTTTTGACGACTCCGGTTACTGCCCCAACAACGCCTTTGACCAGTTTCTTGATAAAGTATTCAGGCAGCCCTGTATCGGGGTTGATCGTCCCCGATCCACCCATGCGCTTGAGCATCTGCGCCTCTTCCGGCGTGATATGCGCAAGCATTGTGTCGCCATGTCGGCCTTTGGACGCAAGATACTGCGCCATGTCCGCTAGGCCGCCCTGGGCCATGGCCATGGGGGCAACAGGCTCGGCCGTTGCCGGGCCCATGGTTGACGCTTGTTCCGCCCCTTGGATTTGACGCGATTTCAACTCATTGAGCACCGCAAGAACGGCGCTCAAAAACTCCATGTCAAACTCTTCGGGCAGGTCCTCTGGATCCACCCCCTCTGCGATCACCTCTTGCCGCCGTTTTTTGTACTCTCGCGGGCTTTGCAAAAGGTACTCAAAAATCCCGATCGCAGTGTCTATTTCGTTGGGGGTAAGCTCTACCCCCTGAGAGGTACGGTCAATTTCGGCACGTAGATCAGTAAGCGATTGGGGATCAACCATCCCCATTGCCGTAGCAGCCGCGTCGTAAGCGTCATAGCTGCTGACCGCCTGCGGGGCACGACCGTTGCCTTGCATGTCCCCCATTCCTGGGAGCGACATGATGCCTTCATTTTCCATGACATTCCTTTCCTTGACTGGCCAATGGCCCTAACGAGGGCCGCGCGCCGGGAAAGGACGCGAGATTGGCTGAGATTATCCGATAGGTCATAGGGCCCTGTCCACTGTCAAGTCCGGTCAATTTCTAGGTAAGAAAGCCAGAAATCGACGTCCGCAACGCTTGAGGTCACCTTCAAGACATCGCCAGCTTCCAAAATGCACGAAACCCCCGACAACGCATCCATGGTCTGCATGGTGGGCAGCGCATAAGTCTTCAAAAGCTTGTAGTTGGTGCCGCCTCCGCCAGGATAGACGGCAATCGTCAAACTGGTGACGCTGGCGTTCTCGTTGGTCACCCGCAATGACGACATGATGGCCGCGTTTGCTGCCGGTACGGTGTAGAGCGTCGTTTCCGTGGCGGCAGAAGGCGTGAGGTATTTGCGCAGATACTTGTTGGCCATGTCACATCGCCGATATGAAGTTGATGGTGAGAATCACCGACGGGATTTCAGGGCGAGTCGGCGTCGATTCGGCCGCGTAGTGCTCCAAGAACACGTCAGTGCTGCTGGCCCACCAGGCGATCTGCAGGTAGTTGGTGCTTGGGTCGTTGACCGTGAAGATGCCTGTGACCGTTGGAACCACATGAGACCAGGTAGTGGCGTCCTTGCGGGCGGCAATGTCAAAACGCGTTCGGCTGTCCGGAAAATTAACGCCTGTGTCTTTGGCCCAAATTTCTACTTCCTGGGTGGCGTTGCTGCGGTTGGAGACCTGTAGCCTGAAGGTCACAAGGTACTGCCCCGAGCACGGGACATAGATCTTACTGTTGTCCACCACGCGGATGCCATTGGCAGCGGCGACCACGTCGTAAGTCAAAAGCTCTTCTGTGGTTGTGCTGGTGAGGTCTTGGTCCAACTCGGACATCAACATCGCGTACGGCAGGATGATGCCGTTGGAAAGCTGGAACCCGCGCACCCCGCCAGCAAACCCGCCGCCTGCACCACGGTTCGCGGACCACGTGGCGGCCGCCGCGATGTTGTCGCTGACAACAGGGGTGTAGGTGTTATTGAGCTGAAAGATCACCTGCTCGAGCGAACGTATGAGCTGGTTAAACTGCTCCGCGCTGTAGCCCTGCGTCGCCGCATTAGGCAGGCGGACGTTGTTGATCTTGCTCATCTAAGGCCGTCTTTTTGCAGATCGACCCGCATCGTGCCAAAGCGCCAGTTGCTGTCCAACTCATCGCTTTCAATGCGAAGCTGGATCTGTCGCCCGCGCGCCCGCGTATCCACCTTTTCAGTGGTCGGCGTAATGACGTACGGATCAAGCGAACTGGGGCTGGCGCTGGCTTGCGGAAACGCCCGCAGTAACAGCCGGACCGTCAAATTGCCGACTTGGTTTTTGAAGTCTGGAATGAAGCGGCTCATGAGCAGCATGTCGTCGCCGTCGCCGATGTCAAAGTAGCCTGAGTAAATATAAGCAAAGATCGGGGATCCCGCGCCATTGACCCCGTCTTCTTGGTTGTACAGCATCGATCGGCCCGCCGTGAGGCCGTAGATCGTGGTCAAGGTCGCGGCAGTGCTTTCAGGGTCGTACTCCGTCGCGATCGGCTTCTCAAACGTCCCGATGTCTGCCCAGGCCGTACGAGCCATCGATCCGATCGACCAGACGTTTTCCAGGTAGTTGTAGGTGACGAAGCGGTCGATGTAGTCGCTGGTAAACGAGCAGTACCACCACGTGACCTCATTGAACTGCGTATTGATGCCGACGTGAACCTTCTGCGCCTGAATGATGTTAAGGTCCTTGAACACGTAGTCTTGGACCGTGCAAGGGATCTTCTTCACCGTACCGTCAAAGACAAAGAACGCATCCTTGCTCATCCAATACGACACGCCGTTGACGTCCGCCGCTGCATGCGGCCCGATGCATCCACAGTTGGCTCCCAACTGCTGGAAGCCAAAGGTGTAAGGCGGCCCAAGATACTGCTGGCCATGAAGCGACGTATCTGTCCAGATCAGGATCTGGCCACGTGAACGCAGGGCCGTGATGATTTCATTGCCGTCCGTGAGCCGTTGTCCGCCAGCCGTGTTGGTGGCCGTCGGTACAAAAGTGTTGATGTCCTCTTGGTTTGAAAAGCGCACGAACATCGGATCCTGCGTGCTCGGCGTGCCGATCGTGCTCTCGGTCCCAAAGCACACCAAGTGCCTGTCCGGCGTGGACACCAAAGCGTACTTGCTCTTGGTCGGAGCCCCTGAAATAGCCGTGGCCCGCACACTCAACCCAATGGCAGGATCCCACTCGTAAATGCCACCATCCACGTATTGCAGGATCAGCTTCTCGCCGTAGTTGTCAAACTGCCAGACCTGGGACAAAAGCTGCAACGAGGCAGAAGGAGGACGAGGCGTGCCCCAAGTGCTCAAGCCCCAAGTGCCCGTGCCCCACCCGAAGTCCACAAAGCTCTTATCGGCCCCTGTGTTTATCTGGTAGGCCGCGTTGGCCGTGCCGGCCGCTGTGGCCGTACTGGTCGCCGCTGTGGGCGACGTGATGCGGTACTCGTTGGCATTGAGGACCTCGATGATCTCGAACTGGTTGTTCAAGCTCGCATTCGGAATGCCTCCTGGGTCTCCCGTCGTGCCGCTGAAGGTGACAAAGTCCCCTCCGATCGCGCCGTGCCCCGTGTCGTTGACCGTGACGCTGGTCGAGCCGTTCGTCGTATCGAAGGTAATCGTGCCGGTGACCGTTCTGCGAATTGGAGTGATATCACCCCACGAACCGCCATAGAAGGCGTAGACCTTCTTGTTGGTGCCGATTACCGCGTAGGGTGAGCCGTCGAGCGAGTTCCAGGTGAAGACGTCGCTAGCCGCGCCCACAAAATAGACCGGCGTTTGATCAAACGAGGTCCAGCCTCCCAACTTTTCCGGCAGGCCGTACCGAAAGCGCACGTAGTCACAATCAACCCAGCCGCCCTCGGCACCATACTCGGTGTTCTGCTTGTCGATCCCAGGCTTCAGAAACAGTCGTAAGAGCGGCATGTCATGTCCTAAGTGATGGGGCCACCCACCAACCACGCGTCACACGTGCGGTCACCGGCGCACTTGAAATGGAACAGCTCGCAGTAGCCAAGGTTCGCGGCGGCGATCACGTCGTCCTTCTTGACGGTGGCCATGGGGCCTCCTACATGGTCGCCCCGGACGCGGCCGGGACGGTAGTGATCTGGATCGCGACTGAACGCTTCAAGTTCAACGGCTCAAGGCAATCGGAACACGAATCCGCAGCAAGCTCTGCTTCATCAAGATCATATCCGCAATGAGCGCAAACCGCCTCAACCTCATGCGCGGGCTCGATGCTGCCATCGGGCAGCGTCCTGGAGGGGAGCGAAAGCTTCATGGTGTCTCCATTAGGTACAACGCTCTCTCATCATTTCTACGGGTTACTAACCCCGGTAGTTCTTTGCCGCCAGCCAGCGTCCATTTCTTAAGCTCATTTGCCGCTCCCTCGTAGTCTTCCCGGTTGTGCTTCATGCGAAGGGTCGAGTTCTGAAGGTTGCCTAGCCCAACATTGAAAGCGAACGAAGCGAGTGCAAGATGGCGATTGCTAAGAGGAACCACAGTACATAGTCGGAGTACCCCCGGAAGAAACCGCTGAAGATCCTCTTGAAGTAGCGCATCGACTTCTGCCTCTGTCAGTGTTCTGTCCCAGCCCTCGGGGATTGGAAGCTCTAGGCGGCGTTCATAGGGCACCTTGAGATGCGAGGGGTCGATCAACCTTCCCACACCCGCCGACCAAAGCCGCGCCGGGCATCGGTATGGCCTATACCTAACACCCTCGTGGTGCTTCAGCATTTTGATCAGCGCGTTCATTTTTTGCTGAACGCTTGGCTTCCAAACCAAAAACTTATGATTGACGCCCAGATGATCTGAGTGTCAGCGTCCCACAGATTAGCGATCACCTCTGCAAACGGGGTTCCGAGGTGCCACGCATACGCCGCCCCGAAGATGTTGATGAAGCAGAGCAGGGCAAACATCCCGTAAGTGATGACCGGCCTTACCAGAGCGCGGGCGTTGATCACCCACCGGCTTGCGCCTTCCCCGATTGCAATGTCGTGCGCGTACAGGGCTTGCTTCTCAGCCAAGGCGGTTTGAGCCATCGTCACCTCTGCACCGACCTGCAACTGATCTGTACGAATTTCCTCGACTCGCGCCTGTGCTTCAAAACCTGCCTTTCTGAGTTCCAGTTCCCGCTCAATCTGCATTTGAGCAAGGGCAAGTTCGTGCTTCTTGTCGGACTTGTCTTGAAAAAAGTCCAGCAGCTTCGGCAGGCCCCCGGCGAGGAAGGACAGAAGCGTAGTCAGTAGCGTGATCATTTTGCCTCCAGATTAAAACTAAGGTTCTTGTGTTTTGGGTAGGAGACTGTTCTATCCCCTTCCGGGCACTTGTACTTGATGGTTGCAAGCAAGGTGGCTTTTCCGGGCTGCATCTCAGACTTGACGCTCAATGTATAGGTAAAGGTGTCAATCTCTGGACTGGCTGGGCCGGAGAACTTGGGGTTCGATGGAACCGCCTCATGCACCATGCCCTTGCCGTCTCGAATGCTTGGGATGAACGATTCCACCGAGCAATCATCCCGCTTCTTGATCCGCGCCACTGTGACCGTGATGGGTTCGCCTTGCTTGGCGGGGGCGATCTTGAAATGCTCTGGTGCCCACTCGATGATGGCGCGATCCAGCCAGCCCACTTTGTCCACAAGCGTATACCCGCCACCCAGCGCAGCAACGCTGGCAGCAACAGCCCC